GAGGATATCCTCATACGACGACGATTTAATTGGCATAATTGTTTTAGCACGTGAGTGCTATCAAGATGCTCGTTATTAACGAATATGGACCACCAGTCCTATTTGAACTGTTCGTCGTATGGGGATTCCCCTCATATGTCGTTTTATCGAACCGTAGAAGTTTTTTCATTCTACGTTATTTGCTTGCCCGCAAATATTCTTTGTTTTGTTTATTGTTAAATGATTCAATTGTTTCAAGAAATATATCTTGAATTTGTTATATTTGTTTACATGTAATTTACTGATTCTCTGTTTAGAGATATACCTTATGGTATACAAGTTTTTATAACTAGATCTATGGGTGTAATCGACACCCCCCCTGTGGATACCTGATATCCCATCTCTCGTGTGTGAACTGATGTTCACACGCGACTAGATTTAAAATCAGTTCTTTTGAAGTTACCCTGTCCAGGATCCCTAAGAGTCCTTTGTACTACATACTTTCTCAGAGTTGAAGATACATAAATTTCTTGAAAATGAATTTTACCCTTGGGGTTAGCCCCCCTAAGGCTTCTCCTGAACAAGGAGAGGAATGCAGTGTTGCGAGTGCTCCGGCATTAGGTAACACACCGCTAACTGACCACGCAATGCGTGTGGCTTCAGTTGGCACTCCCGACAGGTTATTCGTGGTGGAGACGAATTCCGATTTTAAAAATGCTAACAAGCGAAAAACCAAAAACAAATCCGCGTCGGAGACGCGGTTTAACACCAATAGTGTTGAAGTTCCCTCTAATGACAAGATGGCATTGAGGAACGATTATAGAACGCGCATGCGTAATCAAAAAGCGCATGCGGCCAGTAGAAAAACACCCGATGAAGTTAAGAAAACCGAGAAACGTAAAAAGAAACGTGAGAAAATTGTACCTCATTCTAATCAAGAAGTAAGTGGTGGCTCCACCGCACCACCAAACAAGAACTTTAACTTCAATTTTCCAGAGACGTTCAAATTTCTCTCAAAATCCTTGGAGGATTATGAGAATATTAGCCCGGAGACTATTGTTTCCATTTTGGAAACATTATTCTCCACCAGCATATTTGTTAGTTCAGATAATAGAATTCTTAAGTTGTTCCTCGCAGCTTTAGAGTATGGTAAGGTCCATGCTGGTTCCTCTATGTGTATGTATGTATATGAATATGTGAAGAAGAATATCGCACAGTTCCAATTCCTGAGAGATTGGACCTGTGAAAAATTTGTTGAATTTCTTAAAAGTGCGTTATTAGATTGGGAAAGTCTTAAGTCCAACGAAGGTATCCAAGCACTTTTTAGTCTCATGACCTATATAGTTACTTTGGGTTTTGTCGATGGCGAAAGTATTTCACTCGATTATGGTAGATTTGAGTTTATCCGCTTTGAAGCCCTAAAACAACAAGTAGCTGCGAAAGATATGGTTGACGCTTTATGGAAAACTCTCATTTATGTTATTGAGAGTGCTAAAGCTCTAGCAACTGGAGATTTTCGTAAGCTTATTAATTTCGATTCGGAGGTTGCCTCTTTTGAAGAAGTAACTTTTAGATTGAAAAAGCAATTTGATTTCGTTGTTGCTGGTAACATGTCTTTGGCCGATACTGATGAACATACATTCGAGAAAGAACTTATTGATGCACTCGAAAAAGGTAATCGTTTACGGAGGATATGTAAAGGGAATGTTTTGGCCAGAATCATGCTTTATTACAAAGATCTGCAGACCATGCACGCCAAGTTTATTCAGGTGCGTGTAAGTGGAGATTTGAGGGAAGCGCCTTATTCGTATTTAATATGTGGGCCTTCAAGTATAGGCAAAAGTACTTTGGGCAGTTTTCTGATGAGATATATATTAGAGGTTAATGGATTCGATCATAGTTCCAAATTTCTATGTACCGTCAACGCAAACGATAAATTTTATCCGACGTACAAAAGTTATGTCTTAGGTGTGTTTTTTGATGATTTTGCCAATACTACTCCCGCATTCTGTGAAGCTTCACCATGTAATACTCTTCTTGAGTTCGTGAATAATGTTGCGTTATATCTTATGCAAGCCGAAGTTGAAATGAAAGGTAAAGTGACTGCCCAACCCAAGGTGGTGGGTGTTACTACTAATGTACCTGACTTATCTGCTTCAGCGTATTCACAAGAACCTGCCTCTATCGTTAGACGTATTGCTGAGCATATCCACGTGACTGTAAAGCCCGAATTTGTTAAAGATGCTTTCAATGACGCTGGCGACCGTCGTTCTGAATTGGATCCCGCTAAGGTTTGTGCTGCATATCCCAACTGGGGAAACCCAAATGCGGATTTTGCCGAAATTCCCGATATTTGGAATATTAACATTATTAATGTTGAAATTACTCCGGCTTTGGAATTGGAAGGTCACACGAAGGGTAAGAATAAGGGTGATCCTTGGCAACTTGTTCCTGCACGTTTGAATGGAGTTGAGATGTTGGGAATTAACATTAAGACTCTTCAACTTTATGTGCGAACCAAGTCGGAACAGTTTTATGAGCAACAGAAGAAGTTGGTGTCTAATGACAAAAAGATGAATGCTAATCACGTTTGTCAAGTTTGTAAGTACCATGTTACTTCTTGTGAATGCGAAGTGCCGAGTGTGAAAGAGAAATTCATTTCTCCCCATAAGGGTAAATCCCCAGAACGTGTAGTCAAGAATAGTCCTTGGGTCGACTATGTTTATCAGACGTCGCGCGAGGAATTTCATACCGACCTACAGGGATTCCTCACGTCATGGGTATTCGAAGGTAAAATCCAAGCAAATAAGATGAGGAGGGCATTGGAATTGCACACCTCCCACGCCTTTATAGTTCTCTTAGAGAAATTTCGCGATGCGTTGCACTTATATGCTCGCAAACATTATCTTAACGAGGTCACTATGTGGATTCCTCAGTGGGTAGAGAACTCGAAATTGGGTACTTATCTTAATATGTATTATAGGAAATCCTCCATCAATTCCATAGTAGCCGCTAATACATGTGGTAATATGTTGAAGTTGATATGTGGACAGATTTTGCCTTTTCTGTATTTCAAACCGCTTGCAGCGCTTCCAATTTGTATTGCTAGTACCCGTTTAATCCCTGAGGACATATTTTCACGTCTTATGATATTTACGGCGAAGAAGGCTACTATTGATTCCGAGAGATTATTACGATCTCTGGCTAACTTCTGGGTCAAAGAGTTGATTCGTATTCCTATGCGGTCACACTGGATGTTCGGTAGTAAGTCAGGTGTGCAGAAAGTACGAATGATTATACGTCTACTTGAAGTATTAAAGAGATATTATGTCGTTTGTCAAAAGCGCCTTGATTTTGTGCGCAGTAGACCAGAATTTAGTGTAGCGCTTCAAGCTTTTCTTGGATATGCTTATCCTAAATTGTCTACCGCTGTAGCAGTTGGTTACTCAGTGTCGTATTTCTTTGATAGATATCGTAAGGGATATAGGGAAGCAGACGAGGCTTTGAAAATAGTGTGGGATAGAGTGAAAGCCTGTTACCCGAGTGTATTGCGTGATGTTGTTGTGCCAAGTTTTTTCAGTGGCGCTATGACTTATGTTGGTGTCCCTTGGTTGTGTAGTAGTATAACTAAAGCTAATAGGGATTTTGATGTCATACAACATTCTGCTCTTAACCCCACACCAGAAGAAATCAATGCGAAAGATGCTAGTGACAGTTCAACTAGATTCGCTCCTAAGTTCGAAGAGCGCATCAAAGACCCCATACCAGTGTCAGTTAGTAGGCGTTCAGGAGAAGTGGCAAATTTAGTTATGAAAAACCTTTGTCATGTGCGCCGTGAAGACCAGACTGTAACAAATGGGATTTTCTTGAAGTCAGGTTTTCTACTCGTTCCCCATCATATGATGCATGAGAGGTACACACATTTCACATTAACGCGGAAAGCCAATCCGGCAGGGTTGTGCGGTAACGCGCAGATTAAATGTTTAATTTCGCCAAGAGATTGGATTCGAGTCGGAGAACACGACCTTGTCGTGGCGTATGTACCTAATTCGGGAGACATGAAGACTTTGGTTGATGTCTTTGCTCCCCGAACGCCTCATGCTCCCAGGACTGGTAAACTATTTTACCGTGACCGCGATGGAATACTCCAAATACACGGCGTTAACAACATTGTGTCATGTATTACATCTAATAACCATTGTGTCGATGGTATGAGGATCCAGTTTCCAGGCATTTCTTATCAATGGGCTGGGAATGCTGAAGGGATGTGTATGTCACCCATTATTGCGGACGATCATAAATCTTATATAGCAGGAGTGCACTTAGGAGGTAATGGTATATTAGAAGCCCGTGGTGGAAGTCCAACACCAGGTGAACTTAAGGAGACTATAGCCAAATTGTGTGAGAGAGCTCATATTCATAATATAGCTCAAGAGGGAGATTTCATTGTCAAACAGTACGGGATAGACTTGTTTGATGATAAGCTCCATCCTAGATCTCCGTTAGTGATGCTTCAAGGTTCTAGGAATTATAGAGTCTATGGCACTACGATTGGTCGGTCTACTGCGTCGTCTGCAGTGATTGATACGCCAATTTGTAGGAGTGCCAGGAAACTATTGAATATTACTGACTCTTGGCAATCACCGCGCTTTCGAGGTCCTAATAAACAGTCTCCATGGTTACCTTGGAAAGCATCTCTAGAAAGCTCGACAGATCCTAGTATTGGATTTGATGGTAGAAGTTTGGAAAAAGCGTGTGATGACTATATGTATGAGATTAAATGCTTTATATTGAGTAACCACGAGTTTTGGAAGGGTGATGTTACCCCGTTGACAGATGATCAAGTGATTAATGGAAAGCCTCAGACGCGCTTTGTGGATGGTATTAAGAAATCTACAGCTGTGGGAGTTCCTCTTACAGGAGCCAAGTCTATATATATGGAATTTGTACCCGATCCTAAGGGTATCTATCAAGACTACGCTGTATTGGATCCCATGTTTTGGAAGGATGCGAAATTGATGGAGAAAACATACTTACGGGGAGAGAGGAATTATGCGATGTTCAAGTCCTCGCTTAAGGATGAACCTACATTATCCACAAAAGATGGTGTGCGCGTATTCCAGGCAGCGCAAATGAGGTGTCAACTTGTGGTTCGCAAGCTTTATCTTCCTATAGCGCGATTCCTGTCCTTAAATCCTTTGTTGAGTGAATGTGCAGTTGGAATAAACCCAGCTTCTAGGGAGTGGGATGAGCTGAGCAGACATATTTCTAAGTATGGTCATGGCAGGATTTTAGCTATTGACTACAAGAAGTATGATTTGCGGATGCCCGCACAGTTAACTTTTGCGGCTTTCAAGATCCTGCAGAACATCGGACGCCTGTGTGGTTATTCTGATGAAGATATACAAATCATGGAAGGAGTTGCTACAGACATATGCTGGCCTATGTGTGCATATAATGGTGATCTTCTTATGTTGATAGGCTCCAATCCTTCTGGTCATAACCTTACCGTATATATTAATGGTATTGTGAATAGTTTACTACATCGTATGGGTTTCTTTTATTTATACCCGTATGAGAGGAAGACTTTTCGGCAATGTGCTTCGTTGATAACATACGGGGATGATGCTGCTGGATCCGTTGATTGGTGGCATAGTAAATATGATATGATAGCTTTGCGTGATTATTTTGCAGCACATGATATTCATATTACGATGGCAGAGAAGGATGCTGAATTTGTCAAGCATATCACGCTTGCAGAGTGCGATTTTTTAAAGAGGAGATTCGTCTATGATGCTGAATTTAATTCTATCATTGCCCCTATAAGTGAGAGATCTATTTACAAGTCATTGTGTTCTATATTGAAATCTAAGGAGATCTCACCCCTTGAAGTTAGTGCGTGCAATTTGTGTAGTGCAGCCGATGAATACTTTTTCCATGGTCGGAGGGTATTTCAACATAAAATAGTTATTTTACGCCAGATAGCTAGAGACCATGATATTTGCCACATGACTAAACCGCTCGAAATTGATTTTGATGAGCGGTTGGTTAAGTGGCGTGCCCAAAATCCCCTTTAGGGGATTGATCCGTCCGTTTCCCTGATGGACGCTAAACCAAACATGGGCTTGGGTAATTGGTTACCACACATTAATTGCGGTGATGCGCGCTTTGATGTGTAGGCTTTACCCTCGGGTGTATTAGTGTTTCGAAGAGACCGGTTGCCAACCAAAATAGTCTAGCCTGGCGTATTTAGTCATAGTACGTTTTTTGGTGAATTTTAAGTGACTGGTAATATATATAATGAATACCCACAAGGTAGTGTGGATGAAGTAAACTATCACATTTGTAGTGTAAGCGACACTCTAAATCGCCTAGATTCGGATGAATCGATCGTACCTCAATCTGGCTTCGAAGTTAAGCGCCAGAATGTCAATTTTATTGATGCTGAGGTGGAGCCTTCCACAGATATTCCAAGTATCATGGATGAGACGAGGAGCCGTATAGAAGGGAATGATGTATCGCTAGGAGAGTTTATGTCCCGTCCTTTAAACATAGCCACGTTTGAATGGACTCCTAGTAGTCTCATTTTCTATGAGACCTTTAATCCTTGGAATCTTTTCCTCGAGAATAAACGTGTTGTTAATAGGATTTCCAACTTCAAGTTGGCTAAGATGAAGCTGCATGTTAAGTTTTTGATTAATGGCAACTCGTTTTTCTACGGTAGACTTATGGCTTGTTATCAACCCCTTGAAATTTTCGATAACATGACCACCAATTCTGGCTTGGTACCTCAAGATAATGTGCAGATGAGTCAGTTTCCTCGTATATTTCTTGATCCTACTACGTCTAAGGGTGGTGAGATGACGTTGCCATTTTTCTATTATAAGGATTATATGGATATGACGGCTGGAGATGCCGATCAAATGGGTCAAATAACTATCCGCACTTTGAATTCCCTTAAACATATGCAGGGTATTGCCGCTGTTTCTGAACTCGTGACAATATCTGTATTTGCTTGGGCCACAGAAGTAGATCTCCAAGCTCCTACTCATCAGAATGCTTTTGGAATGGTGCCCCAATCTGGTAAGGATGAATATCAAGGTCCCAATGGTCCTATTTCTAAGCCAGCGTCTGCAATAGCAGCTGCTGCGACTGCCCTTAATGTTATTCCTGCCATACGTCCATTCGCTACAGCCACTGCCATGGCTGCTGGTGCTACTTCTAAGGTTGCTTCTTTGATGGGATATTCTGCACCATGTATGGTCGAATCACCTCAATATGTTTTACCTAGGAGTAATGCCAATATGGCTGTCACTAATGCTCCTGATTCTAGTGCTAAGCTGTCTATGGATGTGAAACAGGAAGTTTCCATAGATCCCCGCATTTTGGGCTTAGGTTCCACTGATGAGTTGGATATCTCTTATATAGCTTCTAGAGACTCTTACTTGACTACTTTCACATGGGCTAAAGGCACTGATCCTGGAACTTTGTTGTATAATTTTTCTGTTGATCCGTGTTTGCATTTGAGTTTGTTTAATACTATATACATGCCAGCTTGTTGTGGAGCTACTATTCCTTTTAAGTATTGGAATGGTAGTATGGAATTTAGGCTCCAAATTGTAGCTTCAGCCTTTCATAGAGGTCGTTTGGCGGTGGTATATGATCCTGATGGAACACCTACTACATTGGAGACTAACATGGCATATACAGAAATTATTGACATTGGTTCTTGTAGAGAGTTTAGTATGCGTGTTGGTAATCACCAAGCGACAGGGTTGATGACGCATCTTGAGGTTGGTACTGTCTCACAGACGACTTATATGCGTCCCACTCCGGCAATAAATATACCTACTGGAAATGGTACTATTTCGATTTGGGTTATTAATGAGCTTACCTCTTCCAATACGGATAATACCATTAATGATGACATCGAGATTAATATATTTATGAAAGCCTGTGAAGACTTTGAGGTGTTCGTACCTACTGACGAGATGACTAAGTTTGTGATTAAGCCACAATCCGGTACCGACGTAGTTGATCCTGTTAACGAACCCGATGATCCTTATCCGGGTACGGACGTTGCCATCGGAAGTCCTGAGGAGATAGTTTCACATAGGAATTTAGTTTATTCTGGAGAGAAGATCACTAATTTCCGATCCTTGCTGAAACGTTATTACCATCATTCAGCATTTGGATTCCATGGGGCATCAGTTGGTGATCGTATGAACATTTCCATGCTTGCTTTTCCTTATTATAGAGGAAATGTTCCTGGTGCAGTCCATGTTCGAGCTGGTTTTCCTCCCATAGCATATAGCTATGCGGCGATGACTATGTTAAATTGGTTGGCTCCTGCTTTTCAAGCGCTGCGTGGTTCTACTAGATTTAAAATTATGCCCAAGAACAACGCAGCCGGGTACTATGATGGTATTGATACTTTTTATGTGTGTCGTACAGATCGTGTTATTTACGATACAGATTTTGCCACCATGGATACCTCTAATCCCAGTAATCTGTCGTACAATTCGTTGTTTACAATGAATTCAGAATACAAAATGAGTGGTGCGACTGCTTTTAACTCCTCTGTTAATCCAGTAGTAGAGTTTGAGCTTCCGTACTATTCTCAATATCGGTTTTCTCCTGGGAAGACAACCAATTGGACAACATCTCTTGTAACTCCAGGTTTTAGTCACGGATTTACTTTCTGGGCAGAAAAAGAAAGAGATGGATCCACATATTACGATTTGTGGGTTGCAGCCGGTGAAGATTTTTCTTTCTATTTCTTCACTGGGTGGCCTCGTATGTACTACGAGGTCTCTCCACCCGTTCCTCCATAGGAACTTTTCACATGACATGCGTTATGGTTATGAGTGTATATTTTATTTACATTCCCATATTCTCATGTAGCACTCTTGCGGCGGCGCAAGGGGGGGCCATTGGTCCTCAGTTACCTAACAATTAAGAAACCTTAAAGGGTTTTTACGTTCTTTCTTGTGGTA